TCTGGCTTAGGTAAGAGTCAGTTCATGCGAGAGATTATCTGGCAGATCATTAGTAAGACAGAAGAGAACATTGGAATATTATTCCTTGAGGAAAGTATAAAGAAAGCAGGGCTGTCTCTCATGAGCCTAGCTGCTAACAAACCTTTGCACCTACCTGACACTGTAGCTACTGATGAAGAACGCTTAGACGCTTTCAATGCTACGTTAGGAACTGATCGTGTGTTCTTGTTTGATCACTTTGGATCTACTGGTGTTGATAACATCGTTAGTCGTGTACGTTATATGGCTAAGGGATTGGGTTGTAAGTATGTAGTGTTGGATCACATATCCATTGTGGTATCTGCACAGGCAAGTGGTGATGAACGTAAGGCTATTGACGAGATCATGACTAGGCTTCGTATGCTAGTGCAAGAGACAGGTATAGCATTGTTCATTGTGTCTCACCTCAAACGACCTGATGGTAAAGGACATGAGGAAGGGTCAGCGACTAGCCTATCACAGCTACGTGGTTCAGGATCTATTGCGCAGCTTAGTGATATGGTTATTGGGTTGGAACGTAATGGTCAGGCAGAGGTTGAAGAAGAACGTAACACTACTCATGTTAGGGTACTGAAGAATCGCTTCTGTGGTACGACAGGTAAGGGAACTCCTTTACTTTATGACCATGCTACTGGTAGAATGTTAGAGACATTGGAGGAGGATGACTTATGAGTAATTATAACGATGATAGTTTCAAGGTGTTTGATAAAGAGCATCCCGAAGTATACGAAGGCTTCAAAAAGTTTGCATTAATAGCAATGGGTGTACGTAAGCACTATAGTTCTGATGCAGTTTTACATGCCTTACGATGGGAAACCATGATTGAATCTGGAGAAGAGTTTAAAATAAATAATAATTGGAGTTCATTCTATGCTAGAAAGTTTATGAAAGAATCTCCAGCTTATGAAGGCTTCTTTAGACTTCGTACTCAGACGAGTTTGGGAGATGAGTCATGAGTAAGATTGGCAATTACGTATTAGGAGAGATGGAAGAAAATGCTAACACTAGATATAGAAACGACTATGGCAATGAACCACATATGGTGCTGTGGTATTCATATCTCAGGAGAAAAGCGAGAGAGAGTTTTGCTAAATCCTATGCAGCTAGAGCAGCATATACATGGAGTGGAGGTGATAGTAGGACACAACATAGTTAGCTTTGATGCCCCTAAGATTAGAGAGTTATGGCACCTGAACATACCTAGCTGGAAGTTAAGAGACACGCTGCTTATGTCTCGACTATGGAATCCTAGACTAGAAGGAGGCCACTCGTTAAGAGCATGGGGTGAGCGTCTTGGTTATGCTAAAGGTGACTTCACTGATTATGATGGTGGGCTGTCAGAAGAAATGATCTCTTACTGTAAGCAGGATGTTTCTATCACTGTTAAGTTAGAAGATTATTTAACCAAGGCATTAGCTAAGGATAAGTTCTCTGAGGAATGTATTAAGCTTGAGCATGATGTTGCTGTTATTACTCAGCAGCAAGAAGTCAACGGCTTTAAGCTAGACTTAGTAAGAGCTAATCAATTATTAACTGACCTGATGGAGAGAATGAATGTCCTCGAACGAGAAGTCCAAGAAGTCTTTCCACCCTTGGTGGAGAAACGAGTCTCGGAAAAGACAGGAAAGCAACTCAAAGATAAAGTCACAGTTTTTAACCTTGGAAGTAGAAAGCAAATTGCCTACCGCCTCCAAGAAAAAGGAATAGTATTTAAAAGCCAGACTGATAAGGGCAACATCATTGTTAATGAGAAGACCTTAGCATCAATCGATCTACCAGAAGCAAGGCTTATAGGTGAATACCTAACCTTACAAAAACGAGTAGGACAGATAGATAACTGGGTCAATGCAGTAGCTGATGATGGTAGGGTACATGGTCGTGTTATAACGAATGGTGCTGTCTCTGGACGGATGACTCACCAGACTCCTAACATGGCTCAAGTACCTGCTAGTAAGCACGATAAGAAGACAGGTGAGTTGCTGTGGGGTAGAGCCTCTTGGTATGGTACTGACTGTAGATCTTGTTGGATTGTAGAAGAAGGTAATGTGTTAGTTGGTATAGATGCTTCTGGCTTAGAGCTACGAATGCTTGCCCACTACATGAATGATAAGTCTTATGTTGAGCAGATATTAGATGGTGATATACATTCTTATAACCAGAAGATGGCTGGCTTAGATACGAGAGATCAAGCAAAGACCTTCGTGTACGCTCTGATTTATGGTGGAGGTGTAGCTAAGATTGGACAGATCGCTAATGGCTCTGCTCGTAAGGGTAAGCAATTGATTGATCAGTTCATGAAGAACCTGCCAGCATACGCCAACCTCAAGAAGCGAGTGTTGACAGCTATGCGTAAGAATGGTACACTACAAGGGCTGGACGGGAGGAGACTACGTGTAGAATCTGAACACAGTGCATTAAATTTCTTATTACAATCAGCAGGTGCTGTGATAATGAAGAAAGCTTTAGTCATATTACATAGCAAACTAATCGAGAATCGTATCTGGTTTAAGTTAGTAGCTAACGTACATGATGAATGGCAAATAGAAACTACCAAAGAGTATGCTGAAATGGTAGGGCAGTTAGGAACTCAAGCTATCAAGGAAGCTGGTGAAAGTTTTAATATGAATTGTCCATTAGATGGTGACTACAAAGTTGGTACCACTTGGGCAGAAACACACTAGAGTTTCCTAGGAAACTTTGCAATTAGGTCTAGTGTACTTTTAATTAATAAGGAATAAAATCCATGCAAAATACTAATCAAGCAATTAAGATCCAAGCCGTAGCTTACTGGTTCTCTTTCCTAGAGAAGAATGAGATGTCCGATAAGTATCAAGTTGATGTAAGTCAGCTATCTGAAACTCAAGTAGATCGCTTGGAAGGTCTAGGTATTAATGTTAAGAACAAAGGTGATGATCGTGGTTACTTCGTAACTGCTAAGTCTACCAATCGTGCTCCTCGTGTAGAAGATACTGAAGGGTTTGCATTGACTGAGCCTGTAGGTAATGGTAGTAAGGTTACGTTCATCATTAAGCCCTATGATTATAACTTCAAAGGTAAGACAGGTGTTGGTGTTGGTTTATCCAAGGCTCGTGTTGATGATCTAGTAGTCTTCAATAAAGAAGATGCTGGCTTTGATGATGTACCTGAGTTATAAATGTTAATTCTCATAGACGCTGATATCTTTTGTTATCGTATCGGCTTCGCCTGTGAGACAGAGAGTGAGTCAGTTGCTTGTAGTACTATGAGTAGCTACCTCACTAACATCATTGAAGATGTAGTGATGGACTCTGACGATGAAGAACATGAGGTCGAACTGTACCTAACTGGTTCAGATAACTTCCGCTTCGATTACGCTGTTACTGCAGAGTACAAAGGTAATCGTAAGAAGAATAAGAAACCTCAACACATCTCTGCGCTGCGTGATCATTTGATTGCCCAGCATGGAGCTGTAGTTACTCAAGGTGAAGAGACAGATGACAGGATAGCAATCCGAGCCACACAAGAACCAGATGCAATAATAGTTTCTTTAGATAAGGACTTTTATCAATTGGTGTGTGGACATTATAACTTCGTTAAGAAGGAACTCTTTTATATTACCAAAGAAGAAGCTATATATAATTTCTATATGCAATTCTTAGTTGGTGACGCTGCTGACAACATCAAAGGTGTTCAAGGCATTGGCCCTAAGAAAGCTGCAAAGCTTCTTGAAGGTAAGACTGAGTTAGAAATGTATGCTATCTGTGTAGAGAAACTTGGGAGTGAAGAACGTGCTCTTGAGAATGGAATACTTCTACACTTACGTAGAAAGGATGATGAAATATGGCAACCACCAAAACCCGTAACAACGGACGATGGACAGAAGCTAGGCATAAGTCTTTCATAACCTCTGCGCTACGTGGAGCACATGGTAAGTGGGGAGTTAAGACTGATGTTAAGAAATCTGCTAGAGTTTCTACAGGGAAGTATCTATGTGCTTGTTGTGGTGTCATTGGCCCTGCTACATTACCACCTATTGGTGCTGGTCGTAGGAGAAACAATGCTGCCGTGGATCACATCGAACCTGTTGTTGATCCTACAGTTGGGTTCGTGGATTGGGACACATACATAAATCGTATGTTCCTTGAAGCAGATGGTTATCAAGTCCTGTGTCATGATTGTCATAGCACAAAGACTAAAGACGAACGAGAAGTACGAACTGAAATGAGGAGAAAGAAATGAGACATCTAGTAATACCAGATACTCAAATCAAACCTGATGTTAATACAGATCATATGACTTGGGCTGGCAAGTATGCAGTTAAAATGAAACCAGATGTTATCATTCATCTTGGTGATCATTGGGACATGCCTAGCCTAAGTAGTTATGATGTGGGTACTAAGAGCTTTGAAGGTAGGCGCTACACTAGAGACATTGAAGCAGGTAATGCAGCAATGGATAAGTTGTTAGCTCCTATCAGACGAGAACAAGCACGTCTTAAAGAGAACAAGAAGAAGCAGTGGAACCCTCGCTTAGTATTCTTACTAGGTAACCATGAGTATCGCATCATGCGAGCTATCGAAAGTGATCCTAAGATAGATGGACTCATTAGTTATAATGATTTCAATCTAAACGGATGGGAAGTGCAAGGCTTCTTAGATCCTATTGTTGTTGATGGTGTAGCCTATAGCCACTACTTCACTTCAGGTGTGATGGGTAGGCCAGTATCATCTGCTAAGTTACTTCTACATAAGAAGTATATGAGCTGTGTGATGGGACATGTACAAGATCGTGACATTGCTTATGCTCGTAGAGCTGATGGTAAGAACATGACTGGTTTATTTGCTGGTATCTATTATCAACATGATGAAGCCTACCTAAATCCACAGACCAATGGTTCATGGGCAGGGTTATGGGTGTTCAATAGTGTTGAGGATGGCAGCTTCGATGAGCTACCTGTATCAATGGACTACCTGCGGAGGACTTATGGCGCTAACTCTGGAAGAATTGAAAGGACGCTTAAGGCAGTTGGATGAGGTTATACTTGTTGACATTCTTCAGTTGGAGTCAGCAGATATAGTTAATAAATTTGAAGATATTATCGAAAGAAACTTTCAAGCTTTAGAAAGTGAAGTAGAGTCACCAGAAGATGCTCTCTATGACGATATGTATCACACTTCAACTTACAATGAGGATTATTATGAGTGATAAAACAGAACCTACATACATTTTTGATAACGACTTTGGTGATATTCCACCAAGCAAGCATCAAATAGGAGGTGATCATTATACTAAGTTAGGTATACAGCCTATGGAATACTCTATGGCTAATGACTTGAATGCTTTACAACATACAGCAATTAAATACATCACTCGCTATAAGGATAAAGGTAATCCCCTACTGGACTTAGCTAAGGCAGTGCATTGTATTGAGATGCTAATTGAACATGAAGTAAACAAGTAAAATAAAGGGGACAATTAAGTCCCCTCATTACTACCTCTCCCTAAGTTCCCTCCTCTTCTCCTTCTTATACTTCTCGTTAGCTTTCTCCTTGCCACCTAAAGCCCAGTTATATATTACATTGCCTACTACAGGCATAACCTTTATTAAGTTTACAGGGTATTTTGTTTCACCTCGTGGTACACCCTTCTCATAACGCCCATAGTCTTTAACCAAAGCCTCTGGATAAGATAGTGGTGGAGTTATTAACCCTCCTATTACAGAAGAGAAGTCTCCTTTTTGAACATCACCAATAGAATACTTACTAACAAAGAATGTACCTACTAAGTTAGCTATAAGATTATCAGGGATATCTTCTACATTAAATGATTCTCCACTCATTAAATCTTTAGCTTCATCAACAGTACCACCAGCTATGCCTATGAATGCAGCATACCTAAGAGCATTCTTAGTAGCTCCTAACTTGTTACCTGCCTTTGCTTGTTTTATTACATCGTTATGTAACAGGGTTAACTGTTTCAATGCAAACGATTTAAGAGCATAGAATATACGTCCATCAGGATGCTTCAAGTACATCTCAGGAAGTTCAAGCATAGACACTGGCTGAGTCTCAGAGATCTCATGGAATCTGTACAGGTCTGTTATATCATTATCAACACCATTCTTAAGACTTGTTACTAAGGTATCAAAGTCATCACCATAAGCCTCACCATATTTCTTACGAAGTTTTTCAACACCTTTAGGAGAAGAAGCCAATGCTTTACCTTTGATAGTAGAAGCTTCTAATAAAGTACGTTTACCAAATCTATCCACAGCTTTAAACAAACTAAGCTTTAAGATTCCATTCAATACTTTTGTTGTTCCTTTGTTTGTTGCCATCTCTGCTGATATAGTATCTACTAAACCACTATCTGCTAGCCTATTGCTCTTTAAATTTAGAGCACCTTTGATAGTAGGCATTATTCCATGAAGATAAGCAGAAGTACCTAGATCTTTTATCTGAGTAGCAGCAGATCTAAGCTGGCCTAGAGTAGCCATATAGCCAAGATCTTTTACAGTACTTAGAAGCTTTGCTGAAGACTGCTCACCTGTGGTAAACCTAGTCCTAATTAGGTCTCTAATTTCTTCTTGCTGACTAGCACTCATACGTCCTCTTGCAGCTTCCTTACCTATAGTCGAATATAGAAGAGAGCTAGCATCATCCGAGTTTGCTTTTAATAGATCAGATGCACCTAGAAGATCATGCTTTTCAAACGTCTTAGTAGTAGAGTCAATGTAATTCAGTAAAGAATTTGAAGCATCGTCATAATACTTCATTAGGTTTTCAGGAATGTCTTCAACACTACGTGCAGCTTTAGCACCACCAACAACTTTCTCAAGAGGGGTATTAAAAACTTGAGCAATAACTTTCGTAACTGTTTCTTCAGGAAGATCAGATACATTTTTTAAACCTTCAGCGGTAGCTTTATCATTTAAAGCTTTACTTAATATACCTGCTTGTTTTGGATTAGTCCTTCCTAGTTCTTTTCTAAGACCTACCACATCCTTAACTTTACGTGGAAAGTAGTTTACATTAGGAGTGAAGCCACCTTTAACTATATCCTTTAGTTTCATACCATCAGTAATCAACATCTTCTTAAGTGAATCGAGTTCCTTAGCTCCACCTTTTGTTAACAGAGCTTTAGCCCCATCATAATCCCCATTCACTAGACGATTATTAATAGCAGTCTTAGTTTTTCTTGAGTACTTATTGTACTCTGCAATGAAAGGAGCTGCTATGTTTTTACGAGCCGCCGTACTCTGAACTAACTTTCTTTCGTAGTCTGTTAAAACCCTCCATACTGCAGGAGAAGCTTCTTTTATACGAGAAGATATACTCTCTAAGAACTTAGCACTAGTACTTGCTTCTTTAAGATCATCTACCATTGTGACGGCAGTCTCTTTAGTAAACTCTTTAGGCGCTCGATTAGTTAATGAGGAAGCAGCCTCTAAATCTTCTGGCTCTAGCTTCAGACGTTGCATACTAGAGAGTCGTGCTGAGTCAAGATTAACCCCATTAGCTACATTATGAGACACAAGAGTGTCAAAATCGTCTAATGCTTTGTTAGCACTTTTAACAGCAGCCTTAGTAGTGACTCCTTGGATTGCTTGAGCTGCTTTAGTAAAGGCATAACCAGCAGCAGGAGCAAATACAGCACCAGATATAGCGTATGCACCAGCTTCAAGAGGATCTATTTCACCCTTCTTGGCTAACTGATCAGCCACTGAGAAGCTTCCTGCCACGCCTGCACCGATAGCAGCCATGCCTTTGTATGTTGCACCAACAGGCAAAGCAGTAGTGGGGTCAATCATAGAACCTACAATGTTACCAAAAGTACTACCTTTAACATCACCATACTCAGCTTTGAGTTGATCAGCACGTTGTTTGTTAATCATCTTCCTACGTTCATCAAAAGAAGCATCAGCAAACTCACTGCCATACTTCTCTGAAGGAGTAGTAAAGCCAAGACCGTAGTCATCTCCTTTTCGATAATTAATATCTAAACCTAGCCCTGTGTACGCAGTAGCAAGATCTGCTACGTTGCCAATAAAGGTAGGCTGCTCAACAACTCCTTTCACAAAGGAAGTTTCTTCTTCTTTAGGAGCCTGATTAGTAACAACTTGTTCCCAAGGTTTTAACTTAGATTCTTCTTGTGTCGTAGTTTGACTAGCAGCTACTTGTTCCCAAGGTTTTAAAACAGCCATACTAACTCCCTACTTGTTTCCAATTAGATGCAACAGAATCATCGCCACCAGTAAATTCATAACCATCTTTTACAGTTCCTATAGGTGTTCCATAAGTACCTGACTTAGCAGGTGTAGCAGAATCATCACCTTCTCCTGTAAGATTTAATTCAGCATCAGTCCAAGGGATAAAACTATTAAGTCCACTCTTAGGAGTAATTCTACTATTTAGTCGATTAGCTGCTTCTTGCATTGCAGTGTTAATATCATAATCACCAGTAGCTACGAGTTTCTTAGCTTCGTTAGCTACCCAATACTCTGCTCTTACTTTATCCTCACCACTTAACTTACCAAAATTAGAGGTGTCATCAAGGACTATCTCTGCATTAGCTAAAGCAGTTCCAGTTGTAGCTTTTGCAGAAGGATCTATAAACTTAGGCTGTGCATCTGCAGGCAGTGGAACCCATTCGTTGTTTCTGCGCATAGCAGGAGCACCATTGACTATAGCAGCCTGAACTTCAGAACCATCTCCAAGAACATAAATCTTAAGACCTCCTGTAACTCTAGGAGCTACATTAGAATCAGCTTCCATGTCACGAGCCTCTGCATGTAGAGCCATAGCTTGAGCATAGTCCCCACTCATCATTAACTTCTGAGCAGCAGACCTAAGACCTGCAACAGTAGTTAAGTCAGCCCCTGACATACTATCCTTAACACTCTGTGCCTGTGCCATATCAGGAGTTTGTAAACCAAACATACTGTTAACACTTTGCCCCATCAATGCACCACCTGCGGCACCTGCAGCGAAGTAGGGGTTCATAGCAGATGCCTGTGACACTGCCTTGTTAGTTCTATTCTGTTGGATTGTGTTTGGATCTAAACCAAATAAACTCATTACATCACTAGCCATAATATTCTCCTATCCTCTACCAGCCATTGCATTATAGCTATTAATCCTGTTAGCTCCCACATTAGTAGCTGCATAGTCACTAGTCTTAATAGTAGGTAGTGGTCTATCAAACATACCACCTACCGCATTACCAGCCCCTATCCAACCACCTGAACGAGCCATACCAGCATTCTGTGTATTACCTGCAGCACCTGACATACCTGACACTAGGTTACCTCCTGCTTGGTTAGCAGCATTAGCAGCATAGTTACCAAACATACCACCTAACTCTTGTTGACTTAATCCCATTTGATCTAATGCTTGAGACTGAGTTAACATACTCTGACCAATACCAATGTCCGTTGCACGTTGCTGCTGTGCTCTATCAAAGGCATTGTAACGATCTGCTGCATCCTGTTGTGCGAATGCTTGAGCAAAGCCGTACCCTTGAGGGGACATCATACCACCTCCACCAGCACCTAAACTCTCAGCGCCCATACGTAGACCACCAGAGCCAGTACCAAACATACTCTCACCTAGACGCATAGCCTCTGCATTACGAGAGCCAGCACCTAAGTCACGCTGTTGATTGTAGAACTGATTAGCTAGTTGACCGTAATCTCCTTGAGCAGCACCAAAGGCTTGGTTACCTAACCCTAACATCTGATCTTGCTGCCCTTGATAACGAGGGTCTAATGAAAATAATGATTGACCATCTTTAAAAGAAGAAGTACCTAAACCAGAAGATACTCCATATGGTTTATACTGACCACCCTCATAAGCTTTATTAGCTGCTGCCTGTTGTAGTTCTGACGCTTCCCTAGATCCTTGAGCTGCAGCATTAGCACCAGCTCCTCCAAAGAGTCCTGAGATTAAGGGGCCTGCGATTGCACTAAGTATTGCTGACATTATATTTATCCTTGTTCTGTATTAAATTTAAGCTGTACGTTTCCACATGTAAACTACAATGTACGGCTGTACAATGTCATGTGTGTGAGCAGCTCCACCGCCTGCAGCTCCAGAAGCAGGAGCGCCTCCACCACCATTGGTAGTTGCGTAAACATTAGCACTACCATCACCACCACCAAGTGTCCATCCAGAAGCGTGAGTATGCGAAGGTATCTCAGATGTTGTTAAGGTATGTGAGTCAGTTGTAGCACCACCTGTAGTACCAGCACTATAGCCACCACCATTGCCTAATAGAACACGACCAGCACCAAAGGCTGACCAAGAACCAACACCAAGTAAGGTCGCAGGATTAGTTGAAACAACAGCAGTGTAGATAGAACCAACAGGGTATGATAATCCATTAATCAAAGCAGCAGTAACTGCAGGGATGGCAGCTATAGCAGAGGCAGTGAAAGCTGTTGTAGCTATTTGAATACTGTTAGTACCTGATGCCGCTGTGGGAGCAACAGGAACACCTGTCAAAGCTGTATTGTTTGAGTTAGCCTTGGTAGCTATTGCAACTGACAGTGCATTAAATTCATCATCTATCTCTGCACCTTTAACTCGTTTGAGGGCGTTACCTGCAGCTAAGTTATCTTTCGTGGCAAAGTTTGTGGACTTTGTATAATTACTCATTATGTTATCCTACCTTGTTTAATATATAAATCAAATTTCTGAATAGAAACTTCATTACCACTTATCTCTGTCTCGAATCCTAGCTGAACAACTGAACCACTCCCTCCAATAGAGATCTTAATCCTGTCAGTTCCTCCACCACCTGTATACTCACCAACATCATACTCAGCGATGTTATACTCAGAGAGAGCTGTTTGTTTAACTATAGCATTGTAAGATCTATATTCATCTGAATAGTCTATACCTGCCTTGATAGTGAATGCTTGCCCACTACCTCCAATCAATGTGATACCAACACTCTTCAGTATCTTAGTGGTCGTTGGTTGATCAAAGTCAAAGTAGTTGGTGTAGTAGAGCATACGATAGGGAATATCATTATCATAATAAGAAGTGTATTCAGCTATGCCTGTAGACTGTCCAAATAGTAATCGACTATCAGAAGTACTAACCATTCCTCTGTGTGTTAGCCCTGACCAACGAGTTACCCTAGAAGCGCCATTCTCTAACTTCCCTCTCATATCAAAACAGTACACTACCTGACTAGTAGGGAAACTTAGAAGGTAGAAAGCATGTTTCTCAGAGTATACACTTTTAATATTATCTTTAGGTTCAGTGGATATAATGTCAGAGAGTTCATCACGTACATTAATAGACACATCACCAATAGGTGTAGACTTCTCTTGTATCACCCTACTCAAGGAACGTACACCTGAGTTAGATAAGAATAAAAGATCAGTTCCTGTGTTCTGCACGGAGTCACGAGCTATACAACCAACACCTTCAATCACTTCAACCAATCGTAATGTAGAAGGAGTGAGGTAGTTGTTATTACTATCTGTGTCTCCATAGATAACGATTGAGTTCTTACAAAAGATTATTAAGAATCCGTTGAAAGCACCAAGAGCTACAATAGAGTCACCGCCTTTAGTTAATACACTTGATATGTCTAAAGAACCACTAGCTCCTACTCCACCCCATCTTCCACCGCCACCATTAGTAATAACTAAGTCAGAGAAATGTACGGTATGGTTATCACCAATAATATCTGCAGCCCATAACCTACCATAAGCAGATAGAACACAGTTAGCTTGAGGAGCTACACCTGATGCATGTGAGTGATCACGAACCCTCTCTAATGCACCACCTGCCATCTGGACTAATGGATCATGTCCTCGTTGAAATAGATAAGCATGATCACTTAATGTAACACCTTGCCAGTTGTCTGCAGTGATGGTAGCATTAGTAACAGGAGTTCTTTCTGTAAGGGTAGCTAGACCTGTATAGACCTTGTTATCACCCCATGATAAATAAGTAGAAACCCCTGAGTTGTTTATAAACTCATGTAACCCTTTAAGGTTAACTGCAGTTGAAGCTGTTGTTCGATCTACCCACCCCTGTCTAGAGCCAAGACGACCATACTTATCTATTACACAGTTCGTAGCTTCTAAAGCAAAACCACTGGCTAAA